CCACCACCAGAACCTGTTGGCGGTCTTACAGTAGGAGGATTAAATTTACCTGATCCTTGACCCTTTACATTTCTTTGTTGAACACCTCTTACAACAGAACGTGCTTTATCAGCTACTTTTTTAACACTTCTTTTGACTCCGGGAACTTTGGAAATAAGCCTTGCAGCCTTCTTTCTTATAAAACCAGCAGGTGTCATTCCCACAACTTTACTTATATCTTCTGCAAAATTTCTTTTTGGTATTTTTTTACCGGTAGGTTTTACCAATCCACTAATTTTCTCTTTCGCTTGTGATAAAAAGTCACTACCTGTTTTCACAGATTTTCCATCTTTCATTTTTTTTACTTTCATTTCTTTACGTAAAGTTTTGTTCATTTTATTAACCTCCATAAAAAGTGTTGTAAGGAACAAACCTAGCAGAAGAACTATCTGAGTCCTCTCCTGCCGCTAGTTCAAATTGAAATTCATATTCTTGTTTTAATGGTGCTACTCTATTAGCCACTTCTGGTCTTTTCATTGCAATATAATACGCAAGACCTGATACTAAACATGGCACAAATCTTGGAGGAATAAATGTTGTTGTTGCACCTTCTATTCCTGATGCCATGCCTGCTATACCAACTATCCTAAAAAAAGATAACGTATATGTATCAGCACTATCTGGCACTGGCCACAAGGTTACTGTTACAGAGTTAGCTAATCTTTGTACAAATATTTGAGTAGGTTTTCCTTGTGTATTCTTAGATGATTGTTGAGCATATGTTGAAACACTAACTCTTGTTAAGTTTGTATCTACCTGACTTGTGCCAGTTCCTGTTCTTATTTGATGTTCTAATAAATCAACAGTATCTGTTGGCATAGTATAGGTTGCTGTTCCTGATGATAGTGATAAAGTTCCCGCTGTAATTGTCCACAAATTCAGACCTCTGTTTTGCCATTCCATAGTTAATAAATTAAAACTACGTCTAGCATTTCTTAAGTCATTGCCTGTCCTTAACTCTAGCCCTGCTCTTGAGTATGCTTCCTCAAATAAATCAGGTATGTCTGGTACTACTACTGGCATATTTTAATTTCTCCATAACATCACGAGAACTTTCTAAATCTCGCCGTTTTTTTTGCAATCTTTTTGGGCTGTTTAGCCACTTGTTTTCCTTTTCTATTTGCTTTGCGCTTTTTAGCCGTAGTGGCGGCGTATTCAGCGGGCGAAAGAGCCTTAATTGCCGCGGAAGGTAAATAACGCTCGCCTGTAGCTTTTGGCCCCTGTGTACTAGGTTTACCACTTTTGGTTCGCCACTTCTGCTTACCCCACGCTTTTAAGCTCCTTTGTGTCTTTTTTAATGCCATTACTAACTATACCAATAAATATCTTTTTACACTAGTCATCTTTTCCTTTGCCTGCGTAACGCTTCTTTTGCTCTTTTTGCAATCGCCGCTTGTTCTGTTTTACCAGAAACTTTAGCCCTTTGCTCCATAACAGTAAGGATTTGAATTTTTCTAGCAAAAGGCTTATTAACATTCTTAACTTTTCTAGCTGTTGCACGAGCATCAGCAACAGTTGCATACTTAATCCTAACAGTATCTTTTGGATTTTCGTCAGTGTAGAGTCTTCTTCCAGAACCTTTAGGCTTTTTGCCTGTGCCAACCTTTGGATCTTTTTTTGCCATTTATTTACCATTTCTATTCATTATAGCTGATGCCCCCATGTAAGCAGCAACAATACCACCACCAGTGATGTAAAAAAGATTACTAATATCGGAAAGTGCTTTAACTCTCTCGAGATCGACCAAGAACATTGCAACAGTAAAAGAAGCCATTGCAACCAAACTAGCTGTCGCCATACGTCTTTGCGCCCTCTGCTTTCGTAAGTCATGTTCTAGCTTTTTAATTTCAGCCATATGTTCAAACTCTTCATCACTCACCACTCCATCGTTATCGATATCATATTGTGCATATTTTGAAGATTTTTGTAGTGTTTTTCTTTTCATCTTCTATTCTCTTTATACATCCACGCTAATAATATTATAAAACCTACAACAGTACAAAAGAGTATAAACCAGCCAATATACTCCCATATTTTTCTAATTAATTCCTGTCTTTCATATATTTCTTTTTGTCTTTTCTTTCTTATCTCCGCTTCCATTTGCAAAATTTCATTCCATGAATTAGCCCCGTAGTGAAAATTTATAAATGATTTTAACTCTTGTCTTTGAGCTTCAAGTTTCTTTTTTGCAGTAAAGGCCTCTATGGCACTAGCCTCTATTTCTTTCCCTTTAAATAACTTCATTAATGGCGAGGCTTTTTTAGCAGACTTCTCCGTATTCTCAACATCTGACACAGCACCCATCCAGCGGGAGAGATCTTTCCCCATAGACTCAATTTCACGACCTGCTGCAAATCCGCGTTTGATTGCGTTGAAGGCCGTATTAGCGGCCGTTATGGCTATGCCGATTGAGGCGGGATCTAACATTACCCTCTATACCCTCCACCTGCTGCTTTGTAGGCTTTAGCCATCATCTGAGCTTTTCTAGCGCTCCATTGACCCGGTGCGCCACCTTTGCCTCCAGCTTTTATTCTATTAAATATTCTTTTTCTTAATCCGGGTTTTGTATAGTTACCAGCTTCATTGACCCTGCTTTTAGATTTTTTCTTTTTTACCCTTCCACCTTTTTTTAATTCTAATGCATCAAGTGTTTTTGCTTGACCTGCATGTGCTTTACTTGCTTTCTTAAGCATAGAAGATACTTTTTTCACTTTTGATTTTAATCTACCACCATTTTTCATCCCATTAGATCCGCTATTAGATGATCCGTTACCACTGCCATCATCTATGTTTTTTGCATTTCTTAGAGTTGCCAAATCTCCTGCATCTGATCCAGATAGCATAAATCCACCTGATTTTAATCTTATGGGTTTTTTCATCATGATCTCCTGTTTACTTTCTTTGCAGTCTTTGTTCTTGCATAAGATCTGTTACTTGATCTTTTTGCCACACCTAAATTTTTCTTCTTGTTATCTTTTGGATTGCCATTTTTATGTGTAACATCTTTTTTATCACCTTTTACAACTTTACCAGCTTTTAACATTTTGGCTCTAGCTGTATTTCTAGAAGCTCTTTTTTTCTTTTGATCTAACTTGCTGTGATAATTTTTGTATTCTTTTTTGTAGTTTCGCATTCTTCTTCTACCTTACAAACAGGGCAAACATAATTTGATTTTTCATTTGCTCTATTTAAGTTCATATAAACTTTGCATCTAAAACATAACTTCATACAGCTCTAGTCTTACCTTTAATTGCACATCCATCTATAGATCTTTTTCTTTTTACCGGTCCACCTGCAAACATTCTTGCGCTTGTCATAGGTGTCATTCTATTCGATCCACGCATTTCCATATCTCTTTTTTTAGCACTTGCTCTTCTGTCTTGAGCAAACTGACCTAAAGGACTAAGAGGCCCCATTGTTTTACCTATTGAAGCCAAAGCTCCAGATATCGGGCCTTTACCTTTCATGATGCTATATGCAGGTGAAAATGTTTCTAATAATTTTCCTATTTTTTTCTTTTGAACAGGTTTCTTTTTCATACGATTACCTTTCATTTGTTGCTTCATTGTGGCTCTGCTAATCAACACTTCCACCTTCGTCTTGATTGTCTTAAACGACTATTTGGATTTTTAGCTGCTTTTGGGAATTTTTTCATTTGACCTGCGCTTCTTGCACAATATTGTTTTCTTCTTTTTGCAGCTTTACTTCCCGGCTTAACTTTACCAGTTACAGCAGTTTTAAGTTTAGACCCGGGATTTTCTCTACGATATTTAGCCACACCTTTGGCGGTCATTCCTGCACCTGCTTTTGTAGGGCGTTTATGACCACCTTTAATAGTGTATCCTTTCATAGAGCCTCTTTTTTTTGTTTCGGCCATTATGATAAGAAAATTGTTAGTTTATTTCCAGAACCAGTAAATCCATGAATATAAGCACCATTCTCTGCTAAGATTCCTTGATCTGGTATGTTTAATGTATGTAAGCCTGTAGGAAAACTCTGAACCAATAAATTAGCGCCACCATTACCATCTTTGATGGTCAGGACTCCTGCTGCATTTCCAAATATTACAACTTGTCTTATTCTTGTTCTATCCGGACCTACTACAGCCGCACTATCACCTTGGTTAAAGTTAAAGGCTTTGACATCTGAACGACCTGCCATTAAAACCTCCTATTAAGCTGTTGGTGAGTCTGAGGATATTCCAAAAAACTTTAATGCTATAACACCACCAGCACCTGCTGTTCCTGAAATTACAAGCTCTACTTCATCTGCTGTTTCTGTAGCCGCTGTAGTTGCTCCGCCTGACATTCCTAAAACACCGTTACATGGGAAAAATCCCTTAAACCCTGTAGAATTTATAGCAACAGATATGCCGTCTACAAACCCATCAGTATCATCATCTGTGCCAATATCAACAAGATTGACATTATTTGCTGCTGCTGAAGTTACTGTTATAGCCACACCCATTGGAATAAAATTAGAAGGTATTCCAATAGAAGATTCTTTGTGAGAAGTTCCTGAAGAAGCAACAGTAATGCTTGTGGAATATGTGGACATGGTCATTTCGTTTGTAAGACCACCTGTTGTAGAATTTTTAATTATTGTTTTAAATCCGTTTTCAGAACGAATAGGACCTGAAAAAGTTGAATTAGCCATTTTTATCTCCTTGTCTTGGCAAATGTCGAAGTTAATTCTTCGTCAAGGTAATTATAGTATATATGAAAAAGGGCGGTTTGTAACCGCCCTCAGTCAATTTATTTAGGCTCCCGGTGAACCAAACATTCCGAGAGGATCTGATACACCAAATGAATATCTCTCACGGGCTTTGTATCTGACATTACCTGTGTTGAAATCTCCATCCATTGATGTTGACATTGGTGTTCTTACAAACATCTTCATTCCATTAGGGACATCAGTTGTTAAGAAAAATGCATCAGTATCTGTTAAATAGTGATTAACAGAAAAACCCTCTGGTATTGAACCATTGGTTCTGATTGCATTTGTATCATTATCTGATGTTCCAACTCTTAGATCTGATTGCAAGATCCTTGTTGCAACAAACATCAAAGCTGGTGGAACAATAAGTTTTCTTGGTCTTGCTGCAATTAACAATCCTCTTTCATCAACGAAAGCTGCAATGTCAATTACTGCTTGCTCAAGAGAAGTCTCGTTCAAGTCAGCGTTTGTTGTTAGTCTGTTTTTATTGCTACCTCCAGCCACTGTTGGGTGAGCTGTGTTAAACAATGTTACACCATCTCCACTTTGAAATGTATCAAAGCCTGTGTTAAGCAATGAAGCAGCTTTTGTCTGCTTTGTGTAAGCCATTGCTCTTGCTAGTGCTTTTGTATAACGAGCTGACAATGAATCATAAAGATTATCTTCCATTGCCTCTTCTGTTATTGAAAAGCCCATAGCCACAGTTTCGTGGTTGTATCTTGAAGTAAATGACTCTTGTGCAGTGTCATATGAAATTGCTGCACCTTCCTGCTTTACAGGAGCTGCACCAAAACCAGATAACTTCACTTCTTCTTCAAAGCTACGCTCTGAGTTTTCTACTTCATAAATTTCAGTATGCTCGTCTTCATACTTTTCATATTCCAAGCCAAACAGTGCGTTTAAACCCGGTAACAACTCTTTAAGGAGTTGCGCTCTTGATATAGCCATATTTCAATCTCCTTATTAAGCTGCTGATGGTGCGTTACCAGACACGACACCAATACCAAGTTGATGACCTGTATTGAACTTACATAGCATAATTGGAAAAGCGGTTCCTTTTTCATCACCATCAAAACCGCCTTTGAAATCTACAATTCTGATTGGTAAAGAAGCTGTATTAGCCGCTGTACTAATATCTAGTGAAACTCTAGAAATGCCTAAAGCTGCACTTGATGTTCCTTGTACTAATGCTGCGTTTGCCGCAATATCATCATCATTAACAGTGCCGTCTGCCTGAATTTCAAACAATACGTTTGGATCATCACATACATAAGCCATGCCTTCTGTGTGTGCTGCGCCTGACCACTGTTGACTAAAAGTTAATTGTTTAGTGCTGACATCAATAAATCTGCACCCTAAAAAAATACCTATTGGAGTAGCGGAAGATGTTCCTGCATCTTTTTCAATAGTTGTTGTAGAACCAGCATCTACTAGCTTTACAACATCACCGAAACATATTCTTGTTGAATATGATGAAAGTACAGGATACTGACGAAACGAACCATTGTATGTTCCGCCTAAGTTACCTACCGGTCTTAATCCAAAAGGAGCTGCTGTTGCTGACATAATTGTCTCCTTAAAATTAAAATTACGTTACGAAGTGCGTGTGCTTTTCTCCGGTCTGAGAACTGGCATACGGGGATCGGATTCCTTTAGAAAACTATTGTCCACAGCCTGCATTTGTGATTTTGCCTGATCGTGTTGATAGTCTCTTCTGGCCTCCATGTTTTCTTTGGAGTTCTTGCAAAGTAACAATCCTCCAACCTCTACATTACCTTTGAATTTAGAATCAACGTCAGAGATAATCTTTAACTCAGGATGATCTTCTAACTTTACTGGCTCCCAACCTTCACGAAATTTAGATGAAACATTAGTCATGTCCGCCTGACCCAGTGATGCAGTTCGTATCCAACGATACTCAACTCCTTCTTGTGGTGCTGGATCTGGTAAAGCAGATGGTCTTTTCCATGTTACTTTACGTTCTGTATTTTCTCTTGTTTCAAGAGTGCGTGAATCTCGATTAACCATTATATGATTCCTTCAATAATTGTTGCGCATATTGTTCAGGGGTAAGCCCAAGTCGCTTTGCGAGAGCAATCTGGGTAGAGGTCAATTGCACTTTGCGTGGTTTTTTTGCACTTCGGTTTACCGGGGCAACCACGTTACCAGCAGGGCGCTGAGGTGCTTCTACCTCTTCTGTCTCAGCACTTTGCTTGTCTTCATTATCTTTATTAAAGTAATCTGGAAATGCTTTTCTCAAATTACTATCTACTCTTTGATAATACTCTTCTGGATCTAGCAAAGGATTTATTCCTGCCTTTACTAACTTAGCATGCACTCCATGTGCATATCCAGTCATCTCTTCATAGCCATCCTTGTTGAACCAATCGCTATTTTTGTCCAACCACTCTTTATCTTTTCCTGTAGGCTCTTTAACTTTTTTTTGTGCAGAGGCCTGCTGAGGAGGAGTGGCAGGCTCATCTGCTCTTACCTGTGGCTTATAATTATCTACTCTAAACTTCTCATTTTGAACTTGGCCTAACTTTTCCTGTGCATCTACTATTTTATCAGGATCACCAGATTCATATGCTTCTTTGTATTCTTGTCTTGCCTTGGCTAACTGAGCATCAATTCTTCCTTTAGCCTGCTCTACAAGAACGGACTCTCCATCGTCTAGAGTTTTTCTTAACTTTTTGTTTTCTTCAACTAATCTTTGAGCATGAGCTACGGCTTCATCGCTTGTTCTTTTGGCTTCTTCTTTCTGCCTTCTCTCTTCATGATACTCGTATTTTAGTTGCTTAATTCTTTTTTGAACATCGCCTTTATAACTGTTGATTTCATCATCATCAGGTATATCCGGTTGTGTTCCTTCAGTTCTTTTTGGTCTATTTCTATCTTCTAGAGGTGTGTCATCTACAACCTCAACTTCTACTTCTTCTTTATTTAAACTTATAGGCTGTTCTTTAGTTTGCTCTATAGTTTCATCTACTTGAATTTCTGATTCAATTTTTTCAGCTGTATTATCACTCATAGTCTTGTAAATCCTCTAGGGTCATCGACAACTGCTTCCACAGTGTCATCATTAATTAAACGAAATTCTTCACTTTCAACTTTGAACCTTGTTCCAGAGTAAGATCTAAATATTACAAAATCACCCTTTTTGCAATAAGGCCCGTTAGGAAACTTTTGATCATCTTTATATGCGTCTTCTCCCATCTCAATGACAAGACCAACGATTGATGCAGTTTGTTCTAATTTAGTCGTATTGTCTGGCATGTATACGCCTGACTTCGTTTTTTCTTCAACCTTTGGGATAGCTATTAACAGCTTATAACCTTTCGGCTCAGGAAGTTTTAATTTTAAATCTTCCTCATAATTTACTTTTTGTGCAGAGTACATCCCTGTTCCTTTTTGCAGTGATTGAGGTTCACAGTTACCTTTGCAGGCTTAAGCACCTGATTGTCGTTATTATAAATATACACAAGTCTTGACACTTTTGGAAGACCTAATCTTCAATAAATCTTTTTTCTGTTTCTTGTAAAAATTCTCTAGCTATGGATAAGCCTTCTATTTTTCCCACAAGTCTTTGATATTCTTCAAAATTTTTTGGCCTGCCAGAGGAAAGATGATCTGTCGTTGCATCCATTTCTTCTTGAATTTTTTTTATAACAGGTGTGTAAACTGTCTCATTTCTGCTCATTTTGTAATTGTTCTGCTGCCTGCATAACTATCTTTGCTTCTTCTTTTTGATCTTTAGAAGCATCTGTCGCTAACTTTGCAGCAATTCTAACACCCTCTCTTTGATTTTCTGATTCTATTCTTTCTTCTTGAACCTTTTGATTCATCGCTGCCTTTTGAGCCTCAAGCTCTAGTTTTGCTAAATCCATTTGTTTTTTATGTTCAAGTTCTTTTTCTTTGATAGCTAGTTCTCTTTGCTGTATCTGCGTTAAAGGATCTTCTTGTAGTTTTTGATTTTCTTGTTGTTGCATTTCTGCTGTGTTTTGTTGCAATAACTTTTCTGCTGCCTCTGAAGCTAATCTTGAAAGCTCTTCTTCTGCATCTTCTGGTAAAGGCTTTTCTTCATTAGGCATAGCCACACCAAGATTTTTTTCTATTTCTTTTCTGTATTGGAAAGCAACGTGTTCTGTAATATGCGCTGATAATGCAGCTTGTATTGCTCCTGCAAATGGTGACTGTCCCACAATCTCTTTTAACTTTGGATCATTAGCGGCGGCTAGGTGAACCTTAATGTGTGCTTCATGATCTTGGTATTTAAATGCTTTTACAGGCTCTTGTTTTAATATTGCCATATTTTCAGTTACAGGATCTGCCGGTTTTATGTCGTCAGGTAATTTAATAATATCTTTAGCATCCTGTATACCTAAAACTTCTAACATTTGTCTATGTAATTTACCCATGTCATATAGCTGCGGTGCTTGTTGAGCTAGTTGTAAAGCAGCTTGATACTGCATTACTCTCTGTGACATTGTTGCTGCGTTAGGATCTGACACAGGTATTACATCAACTCTGTCATCAAAGTCTTTTGTCCTGTCAAAATCACCTTCTATTTCATAAGCATAAGTTCCATCCATATAATCACGAATGACATTAGATAATAATCTTAGCTCATTTTTAAGGGCAGCATGTAATCTAGCCTGAACTCCAGACATAACTTTCATTGAACGCTCCATGAGAGCCAGTGTTGTTCCTACTGGCGCTTGCGCGTTGATGTCTCCAACTTGTATATCCGCAACGGAGCCAATCCTTCTCCCCTCGTCAACAATGTTTCCGAGTAATTGGTACAAGACCGAACTTGGTTCCTTGTAAGGAATGAAAGTAATAGCGTCACGAATTGCACCACCCGGTACGTCAACGTCACGGAACTCACCCGGCATGAGAGGCGAATCATCCCCTTTGATGCGTAAACCCCTAGCTTTAAGACCAGCCGGTAAATTAGATAAAGTACCAGCATCGATAAGTTGACGAAGAATACTTGTAGCGCTTTTAGCCAACCCACCAATGAGGTGAATGAGGCCTGTACCATAGAAACCAAGGCCCGGAAGATATCTGTAATGTACGAAGTATTGCCTTTTCTTTTTCTTTTTATCATCTTCATAATAGTTCCTCCTGATAGATAATATGGTTCTTGATGATTTATCTATCGTGATAACGTATGGTCTGGCTATGCCATCTTCTTCATCAAATGGTTCTGGCATCTCCATATCTACATGCATTTCTAAAAGAGTATGTCTGTCGTCATCTTCTATTGTCGCTGATTCACCATCAAGCTCATCATATTTTTCTTGTATATCTGACATATCTGGCTCAGGGTCAGGTAATTCTATATCTCTGTAAAATCCATTATCTTGTAGCTTGGCTATGTCATTTGATGATTTTTTCATGACATGGGTGTATCTCTCACATGTCATAAGATCAGAAGCGCCATAAGAAACAACAAAATCTTCTGCCGGTACAAACATTGCACATGGCCTTTCCATGATCGGATCATAATAAACCTTTTTGAAAGCAGAACCAGCTAAAGGCAACTTAAATAACATCTGCTCTGTTTCATCTCTGTATTCTGTCATCTTTTCAGTAAGAAGATAATTCATTTCATTTTCTACACGAGAAGCCTGCTCTGTTTTTTCAACAGACATTTTTCCTAGTATTTTAGTTCTTACTGGTCCGGATGCAGGGAATATCTCTCCCATAGCTTGTGCCTGAAACCTTACAATTGACTCTGTTAATATAGGATGAAACACGCCAGATGAACCTGCCCAAGGCTGCTGTCTTTCTTCTATCTTCATTCCAAGAAGATCTAATCCTTTGACATAACTCTTTGCCCATTCACTTCTTGACTGTCTGTCAGAATTAAAACTTGATATTAACTCACCAGCCATTTCTCTTAGATCTTGCTCTTCAATTTGCTCCGCTAAATTTGAATCAAATCCACCACTTAATATTTCTTCTACCTGTTCGCCTGTAAAATCAATGATCATCCCGCCATCTTCTGTTTCAACAGATACTGAATCAGGGTTTTCAACTTCTATACTTATCTCAGGCTCTGCACTTTCTTTGAAAGTCTGCATGGGTGTCATTGTTTTTTCTACAGCCATTAGATACTCCTATTTAATTCTTTCCAAAATTCTATCTATTTTTTCTTCTAATCTGTTTATTGCAACTGTTACATCATCTCGTTTTGCATAATCTTCTCTTGTTTTATTTAACAATATATCAATCCTTTTAACTTCTCTTGACTGTGTTCCAAGAAACCATCCTCCACCAAGAACAATTATTCCTATCAATCCATCTATTATATGCGTCATTTCCATTTAATAATACTCTACAGGCCTTCTATATTTTGGTTCATCATCCCAGTCATCCATAGTTGTTCTTATCCAGCCACCTTGTCTAAACCTTAACAGTGCCTGTGTGGTTGAGTCAACTAGGTCATCATGATCTCCTGATGGAAATGATGCACATTCTTCTATAACTTCATCTGCCCAACGTGTAGGTGGACACCACACAACGCCACTTGCAAACAGATCCGTGACACTGTTAACTCTTGCTATCTTATCCTGTCCACGGCTCGGTGTAAACTCAGTAACTGGTATTCCCATAGCTCTTAATTCAAAAATTAAGGGTGATCCTGCCGCTTTAGCCTCAATAATCATCTGATCTGGCTCAAATTCCCAGTATTTTTCGTAAGCTGCACGTTTTAAATCAGGAAATTCTAGTTTTTCTTTGTATGCATCAAGTAAAATGAGATTTGGCCTCTCATTTCCTTCATCATCAGGGTGATGAAAGATTCCCCAAGTGGTACAGGCGCTATAATCTGCTCTTTGTGTCTTTAAAAATGCTGTATCCCAAGACTGAATGATGGAATCACAAGGCGGAAGGTCGTCTTTTTCCCATTCTTGCCACCATTCACGCTTAATTAACGCTCCTTCTTCGGATGTGGGGTCTTGTTGATACTGTGCGTTCCACTTTGAAACGGGTAATTCAGCTCTTAATGCGTCTAATTCTTCCCTTTTCCAAAATTCAGGCCATAAAGTCTTGTTTGAAGGCAGTATTGCAGGCAGTTGTATCACTTCCCACTCGTTAGAACCCTCTCTTTCGATAGATTTATTAATAATTTGACCTGTTAAATCTCTTTTGGACCATCTTGTCATCACTAAGATGATAGCACCACCGGGCTGGAGTCTCTGTCTTGGTCCAGATGTGTACCATTCATAAACTTTGTCATAAACTTCCGGGTTATAATCACCCATTGTGGCCTCCTGCTCGGAGTGGGGGTCATCGATAATTAAAATATCAGCACCCTTACCCGTTACCGCACCACCTACACCTATCGCAAAGTAGTCACCACGTTTATTTGTATTCCATCTACCTGCCGCTTTAGAATCAGCAGACAGTTCTATGCCCGGAAATACTTCTTGGAAGTCTGTGTTCTGTATTAGGTTACGAACTTTTCTACCAAACCCAACAGAAAGCTCTGCTGTGTGAGCTGTTTGAATAACTTTCTTTTCTGGATATTTACCTAAAAACCATGCGGGGAAAAGATAGCTTGCAAATTCTGACTTGGTATGACGGGGTGGCATGTTGATTATCAATCTTTTTAAATCACCCCGGGCCACCTTTTCAAATGCCTCTGCCATAATCTCATGATGTCTTCCATGAATAAAAGAAGGCCACATTAATTTTACAAACGGAAGAAAATTTTCTCTTGCTGTTTCTTTTTCTTTTACAGATTCATATTCTTCGATTAGGGCAAGTATCTCTTTTTGCTGTTCCGGCGGAAGACCACTTATCTTTTCAAGATTCCCTTTTAATAGATGACTAAGATCATTCATAAATATCTCTATTGATAGGAGGCCGGTTCTCAATAATGTTTCTTGCCAACTCTATCATCCATAAACTCTCCTCGTCTTCAACTGAAGAAGACACATATAGCATTCTATCACCGTTCTCATCCGTAGACCAGCCAATTATGATAGCTTCATCTAATTCACGTTCTTCTAGATTTTCAGGAGGGTTTCTGTAATCGTCTAAAGATACTACATTGTCTGACAAATAATGTTCCTTTGCAATATATATAAATATAATATTTATATACTTCTTTAGTATCTATATAAACTTCTTTAGAATATTTATATATATTATAATTTATTATACTGGCTTTTTTATTTTTGACAATATAAAAAAAGTAAATTTGTTAAAATTTTGTATTTGAGTGTGCAGAATAACGTGCGGCTGTGTGTAGCCACGGCTGTGTCACATGGGTGGGTGTGGGTAGGTGGGGTCAAGCCTAGTACAAAAAAATTTTAGACCGGACACAATCAAAAAAAATTATAATCGAAAATAGAAATAATAAATGTATCGTGACTAGCTGTAAAACTTCACGTAACTTTTTATTTATTAATTATTGTGTTTAGCTTTGTTAATAATTCACTTTCAATTTCTGTCGATGTTCTATCTCTTTTATCTTGTATGTTTATATTAGTTTCAAATATTCCTAAATTCTTACCTAACATCTCCAATGCTTTTAATCTAACGTGATCAGTTATATTTGTATCGTCTGCCATCTGTTCAATCTTCTTTAATATTGTTTCAATTTTACTTTCAGACAGTTTGACTTCATTCATGCGATGTAGACGCTGTTTTTGCTCTAATAAATGATTTATAAATATCCCAATGTTATCCTTAGATCTTAATCTACTAGCTAACATTCTTAGAGTGTTTGGCTTAATATCTTTACTTACATTATAGTTGTTACGATATGCATCTATTAAACTCATGCCTTTTTGACCATTACGCCCTACAACGTCATGACAAAAACCACGCATTTTTTCCGTCAAATCTGATCCCATAACTTTATTATTTTTAGTCTTGTTTTTTACTCTACTATCGTTATTTGAAACGAGAGTTAATTTTGTTTTGTTTTTTTTATCTGACATTTTTATACCTCTTAAAACTTTACGTAAACTTTTGGTCTGATGTTCTAACGACCTGCGACATTTAACTTATAGTAACATTTAATAATCTATTCGTGTAGGTCATGAAGATAATTAAATTAATTTCAGAAAAAATCAAACCTCATTCGTAATAATTTATAACAACTAATGGAGATCAAATTGCATAACATAAAATTAAACGACAAAGTAAAGACCAATCAAATTACATCAAGACCATTAAAAGAAAATGAAATTGTCAGATATATGAAATTACCGGATGGTCAAAAAATAGGTCTTAATAAAAATGGACATTCTAATGTTAATATTCGTGAATGGGATATTGATGCAAATTGGATTGTTAAAAAAATAACTGAAAAAAGAATTGGATTAGTTCACAAAAATAATCCTCATGGCAAACCTAATTTATATCTTGCCCCTCATTTTATTAAAAAGTGATGGGCAAATATTGCATAAATAATGGAATGGCATTTAATGGCGTTTTAAGCGTCATACAGCCACGAAACGATATTCATGTATGTTATTACATATTTCTTTATTTCAGCGTTTTTGTTAGTGACATTGACTTTGGTAAGGTTAGGTAAAATAAAGTAAAATAATGTTAAATAAAGTAAATTATATACTTGTTATTTAGAATGAAAATTATTATATATAGAGAGACAGCCTCTGTACGGCAAAACTGAACTGATTAGTGAAACATGGTATCAGTAGGAGTTGGGATGCTCCTCGAATTTTGGCAAGGATACAAAAGACACTCACAGCCCCCACAATGAAGATCGATGAGATTGCTCTATGGGCTAGGTAGGAACTACTAATGTTTTGCCCTATAGAGGCTGTTACAATTCAATCAAAATAAAATGGAGAACTATTATGGAAAAAAGAACTTGGCAAATATCTTGGTTCATTGGTCATGGCAAAACTAAATCAGTTTTGGAAACAGTAGATCCATCTGACTATGTTGATAAATACATGGAGAGGGAGACACTAAGGGATGAGGCTTATACAAAGTATAAATTACATCCGGAAAAAATGGTCATGATCAAAGAATATAAGCAATAGGAGAGACTATGAAAAAATATACTTTCAAAGTAACGATCGAGGGAATGAATGGATACCTCACATATACAGTTAAGGCGAACTCAAAAGATGAGGCTGTCCAAAAAGTATACGATGATGCTGAGAAATTGCCCACAATCGTTTATGATATCTAATGCACTAATTAGAGCAGTAGTTATTACTGCTCTTGCTAGTTCATTGGGAACTACTGCAACATTAAAAACCAAGGAGGTACTAATGCAGAAAAACAAAACTTTGATATCAGATGATATCGTTAAACAAATCGCTGAACAAGAGCAACAGCATAATGTTTTAAAGGGATCTAATAAGCAAAACTCTTCTGAGATGAGTGCGATTAGATTAGATCAATATGCTACAGCGATGATCCCAATTAATCAGATCGCAAGAACTGATACCGGCAATATTTCAGAGGATGCAACCAATGAATTATTGACCACATTCCAAGTTCGATGCGACATGACAAAAGGTCAAGCTGATCTTTTTAAACGTAATTGTGTCTTGTTTACTAACAAGCATGACTTACCAAAAAGTAATTTGACCAAGACTTACATCATGGATCTATTTAAAAAGTTGGATATCAAATCTCAAGCAAGTTTGATTAATCACAACAAGGGCGATGATGTTAAGTCTCCATTGGATACAATCATTGATAAGTTGGTAGGTTTAACAACCAAGACCGGAAAGCAAAGGGATGGTCTGATCATGACAAAAAAAGAGTTAGAAGACTTTGAGATCAGATTAAAAAATAGATTTGAAATTGCTGATAAAGGTCGCAATGCTGTTAAAGATGCAGAGACAGAGCAAAAAGTTATTGATGATGTAACTGATGCTTTACTTGATGCATCGTAATCGAATGTACAACTTTGCACAGATCTTAATGGTCTGTGCATGATTGTCCATCCGGACAGCCATGAAAATGGTTTAATCAAAAATAAGGAGTATTGATATGCGAATATCAGAAGTAAAAAATGTAATGCAAAGTGTAATAATCCAAAACTACGAGAATATAAAAAAGGGAGCAAGTAAAGACAGATTGATCGCTTTGTATATTCAAGGTGGTGTTGGTCAAGGCAAGACCTCAGCAGTTAGATCTATGACTACAGATCAGCTTATCCTCGATGCTGTCCAAAGAATATTTGGTGTTAAAGTTGATAAGTTAGGTTTTAATAACTTAGGTTTAGCAATGTTTGATCCGGCAGAATTAGCCGGTTGGTGTGTGCCTAATGCAGATCAACAAAGCATGACTAGGCTTAGACCGGAGTTCTTGCCAAAAGATGGCTTTGGAATTTTATTTGTTGACGAGGTGGCTCAAGCTACTTTGATGCACCATAATATTTTTGGTCAGCTTGTAGATGAAAGAAGATTAGGTAATCATTACTTAGGCGATGGTTGGATAATCATATCGGCAGGCAATAGGCTCAAGGATAAAGCCGGAAGTAACAAGCTTCCATCACAGCTTAGAGATAGATTTACATATTTAGATCTAGAAATAGATCTTGACGATCTATTAAAATACTATGCTGAAAATAATGTAGATCCAAGGATTAGCAGTTGGCTTAAATTTGACGATCAGTATTTATATGAGTTTGACGTAAATGCTGACAGCAACTGTACACCTAGATCAGTTGAAAGAGCATCAACCTTAATGAATTTAGGCTTGGACAGCTTATCTCTTAGAGGTGTATTGAGTGGTCAAATTGGAGAAACAGCATCCGGATCTCTTATCGCTCACATGAAATTGTATGATAAGCTACCGGACTTTGACAGCTTAGTTAAAGATCCAAGTAATACAGCAATACCGGAAGACAGAGGAGTGCTGTATGCTCTTTGTGGATCATTGGCAAGTAAGATGACTATGGAGAATTGTTCTCCAATTCTCACTTATATGCAGAGAATACCGGAGCAAGAGTATATGGCTTTCATGCTTAAAGATGCAGTAATGAGAAATAAAACCTTAGTGACTAGTCCGGCAATGAAAGCTGTCTTGGGATCTCAAGGTAAGTTAAAAGACTTGTTACTTTAATCAACTTGGTATGTGGTATCCTGTAATGGGATACCACGACAAAACTTTACGTAATTTTTTAGGAGTTATTAATGCAAGATTTAAAATTAGAAGATAAGTTCTCAAAGATAAGAATACAATTACTTTGGGATAGAGATGATAAAGGTCATGCCTTTTGGGGCATCATGTTAGCTAAAATGAAAATTATTGAGAATAATAAATTTGATACTTGTGCAACTGATGGCAGAGACATTTTTTATAATCGTCAATATTGTGAAAGCCTATCATTCGAGCATTTAAAAGGTGTTATTGTTCACGAGGTTAAGCATAGGGCATTGATGCATCATGTAAGGCAACAGCATAGAGACACGACAGCATGGAATGTAGCTTGTGATTTATCTGAAAATCCTATTATCATTGATGCCGGTTTACAGTTGCCGGATGGTGTATTGCTTGATCCAAAGTTTAAGGGATGGAGTGCAGAGAAAATTTATAATGTGATTTATCCTCAAATCCAACAGCACATGAAGAAAATGCAAATGTCTGCAAGTGGTGCAAGTGACGATGGACAAAATGGTCAAGGCGAGCAACCAAGTTGGTTACAGCCTCAATCATGGGGCAATATCGTTGATAATGTCTGCGACAAATTGTCTCCATCTGAGTTAAAAGAAGAAGAGGCTAGTGTTAGGGAAGATATTTTCCAAGCAGTACGTCAAGCTAAGGATCGAGGCACAGTTCCGGCAGAGATCAAAAAAATGATTGATAGAATGAAGAGGGCAGAAATAGATTGGGAAGATGTAATTCAACGTCATGTCCAAGGCGATGTTCCTCATAATTTTACCTATCGTAAGATCCACAGAAAATTTTATTATAATAATAATATCATTGCTCCAACTATTGATTATGTTGGCTGTGGTCATGTAGTTGTTGGTGTCGATAGTTCCGGATCTGTCACAGATAAAGAACTACAATTATTTTTAGGTGGTCTTAATGCTTTGTCATTAGAACTTAAACCTAAATCTGTAACGATCATAACTTGCGACAGCAAAATTCAAAATGTCTATAAGTTTGAGCAAGGCGAAGAGATCACTAAAATTTCTGCTGATGGCAGAGGTGGAACGTGTGTCATGCCGGTGTTCAATTACATTGAAGAACATGACTTAGATGTAGACAGCTTTATCTATTTTACTGATATGGGAGTGCATGACTTTCCGGAAGAAGAAATGCCATATCCGGTTCTTTGGGTCAGCACAGATCTTGACAGCGATAAAGCACCAATTGGTCAAACTACATATCTAAAGGTTGCTTAGTGCCACTTTTGGAGAATTTCGAGGCTCTAGGATGGTCACACAGAGGCGAAACGATATCCCCATGTGTGATTATACCTAGAGATTTTCGTATGCTGATATAGGAATGTGTGTTCCTACTGATGATCTCGAAAGAGTGAAATCAGCTAACTAATATCATTATTTATGGAGTAACTAATGCAATATGATATAGAAAAAAATAATTGGGCAAAGATATCCCATTCCAAAGTTTTACAAGAACAATATATTTTAAGGAGTTATTTAAACTTTCTTAATCATGGATGTAAAAGTTTTGGATTTAATCAAAATCAATTAGTCCAATTAAAAAAGAGTAGTGCCACTTATTTAGCTACAAGTGGTTCAGCTAATCCATTAACTGACGATGAGAAAAATTTCATCGAGATGTTTTCAAGAGGAACTAATCATTATCATAATCATGGATTAGAAAGTATCTCAAGCTGTGCTGAGGCTGTCAGACAAATTAGAAGAAAGCAAAAACATAAAAGTTCTATTTATTCTAATAAGGTTGATGGTCAAAAAGTTTTTAGAAAAGAACGTGAATACACTCATGGATTTTTTAATGGGCAATCAGTTCATAAAAAGTTTGAGACATTATCTCAATGCTTTGCACAGAAATGGTGGAGAGATAAGCAATCAAGAACCAATATTATTATTAAGGTTGATGCACTCTCACAGAAAATTTCTTACGAGAAAGCTGAAAGAGGCAGAGCCGGTAATTGGAACTATAACAGCGATGAAAGAAATACATTAATTTTAACTCCATCGTGGTTTAAAAATGTATTCATGAAAGGCTTGGCAACCACAATATATAAAAGCAAAACAGCATTTATTGCTAAAGCTAATCCTATTGAGGTATCAGAAAAGATTAAGTCTCAAAATTTAAATGCTTATGTCGTTGACGTTGTTACTTGTTACGATGGCATTATTGACGTTGAGCATGATCTTTACTGCTTGGCTTATGAAAGCAAACCATCAGAACAGCTTAGTGTTCACGATGATTTTGGTGGTAACGTGCCATTGCCTCAAGGAGAGGCTCATAAGATGGGTCTGACCAATAATGTTATCTACACTCCGGCAGAGACAATTAATTCTGTGTCTTCTAATTTTCGTAGGGCAGAAAATGTCATGAGTGGCAGAGTTCAAAAAAATATACTTGATGCTATGGGAGTTTAAAATGGATTATATTTACGATAGAAAATTATTCTTAAATACAGCTAGATGTTATAATATGATGAATGAATATTGGACAGTTTACAAAGCTGTAAAAAAAGAATTTGGGGATGACGATGAAAAGTTATTCACGAATAAAATAAGAGAAAGATTTTATCCTATGGTAAAAGAAAAAGTTTTGATGGCAAAGAAAAGAGCTATCAAAAAGAATTGGGGGAAAGATCACTCCTAAATGTGGGCAAAAGTGGATGCCTAATTGTGAGTGAGGTTTTCTTATATTTTATTTCCCTCATTCACAGTTTACGTAAATGCTATGTATCCCTAAATGCACATTCCCCCATTATTTATTTTGATGTGCATCATGGGCAAAGCTGTTGATCTTTTTAAAGCAATAGTCAGCTAATACATGGAAAGCCACACAAAAAAGGCTCTTAGAGCCTCGTGTAGGGGATGGTCAAGCATCCCCTATACAAAACCTACCAAATAGGCTTTATGCTCTGTGTGGGCATATTACAGCCATTAATCATAATTAACAACAAAGGGAGACAATATGTCTAATACAAAAACAAAAATCAAATCGTGGAAAGATATCCCACCAAAAAACTTAACTTATGCTAAAGCTATGCTTGAGATCGAGGGCATAGTAAATGCTGAGATAAGCACCTATAACAAGACCAACAAAGAGATGGCTTTATATCTGACTAAATGTTGGCATATTATACAGAGAGGATTTTAAAATGCGAAACAATCCGGATGATTTATCCAATCAATTAATCAATGAAATAAAGAAATGGCTCAAGCATGAGATTAAACATCAACAGCCTATCGTGGATGGAAAAGAAATTCTTACTGATGGAACTGAGGGCATCTGTGAGGGCAGACATGAATGTGCTAAGAGTTTATTAAATCAAATAAAAAAATGGGAGAAAAAACTTTATGGAAATGATTGAATTACTTAGCTTGATATATAAATTACGAGATGATATCGAGAGACAAAAAGGCATCCATTACGATCACATGAGGCAATTAGATAAAATGATTGATATCGTTAAGCCTCTAGCTGATCATGAGAATAAACTACAAGATCCAAATTTATAATAAATTTTTGTCTTGTCGTGATGCCCCCTAAAATATCTAGACAAAACTTTACGTAAAGTTTTGAAAAAATTAAGGGCAATCGAGGAGTGATTGCCCTTATATAGCATGAAAATGAGTTGACACTCATCTAATCTATAGATCCCACCATTTAATTAGTCAACTATTTCCCCAAAAATTATAAAACTTTTCTACTTTTTCAGCTAAAAAGCTGAAATTTTTTTTTATCCAATTCATTTCACGTAACGTGATGTGGTCATCCTCAACTATTTTTTTTAATATTTTGTATGCTGTTTCGTTGCCGGTCGACTTTATTGCAGAAAAACAATCCAATACTTTTCTTTTTAATATTGCCTTTTTCAAATTCAAAGGTTCGTGTGTAGCTATTTTTATATTATAATTTGTTGCTCTCACTCCAACAAATCCAGATCTACAATAATCAGAATAAAACTTATCAATAATTTTGTAATCATCTAGCGATATACTATCATCCATAAGTAACGTGTCTAGGCACGTTTGATCAACAATTCTGACCCTTACTCCATCGTCTTTGAACTCTGCTTTAGCAGTATGTTTTCCTGCGTATATAGGTATCTTAGAGTAATTTTTTTTACTTTTTTTAGAAGCTGATGTCCTTGTACTCTTTTGGCTCATAATAATTGTTAATAGTTTTCTTTGGTTTTAACATATCTTCTGTTTTTGACAAAGCCTCGTATCTAGATGTTATCTTGTCGTACTCTAATTCTCTTTCTCCAATTTGACCTACCCAAGAAAATCTACATTTCCAAACCATGATTTGAGTTACATTACTTTTAGTTGGTCTTGGTCTATGAACTGTCAATCCAACATCTGATTTACTAAAAAAAGATGCAGATCCGGCAATGTCATAACCTTTTGGAGGTGGTGTTGTGCCATCTTCTCGTCTTGTCATTTTATTAGGATGAGCAACAAACCAAATATGTATGCCATGTGCTTGTGCAAAAACTCTTAACTTTGTAAGCATATCTGATATCCAATCAGTTTCAGATGTCGTGATATCTTTTGCTATGTAATTGTAAGGATCTATTACACAGCCACGTATACCAAATCTAAATACAGCAGTTTTTAATCTTTCTAAAATGCTGTCCAACGTGGATAGCGATCCGTCTGCTTGATACAAAAAACAAAAGTTTTCTGAAACAAACTTTTTTCCAATCGCTAAATCATGTGTAGAAACTTTTGGTGTCACACCATCAAAAAAAGGTTTGCCAACATATTTGCTAATTAACTTTGCTATATGTATTCGTGGTTCGTTTTCAAAAGAACAAACTCCAAATTTCCAACCTTTGTCTTTTGCAATGTTGATCATTATTTGATCTACAAACTCAGATTTGCCGGATGATGGATGTCCGGTAACAACTGTAAGCTGACCCTCAACAACTGTATAAATCTCATCTATGCTCTTGTATCCGGTGCTTAGACCACTACCAATTCCATGCTCGTATATCTCGTCAACTTGTTCATAAAAATGATTAGCATCATAAAGACCTGAAACCGGATAAGGGATAGGATTTTTTATTATTTCTTCTAACTTTTCTTTTCCATGTTTTACCAAAACTTCATTGGCATCCTTGCAATCTTGTGGATAAACAAGTTTAAAACATTTATCTTTACCAACTCTTCTAGCGATCTCTTCTTCCATAGCTTGACCGGCTTGATCGCTGTCCATAGCTATTATAATCTTTTTACATTTATCTAGTTTTTCTTTTGAGTTCCAAATAAATTTAAATTTACCATCTTCTTTAGGATCTATTTTGCCATCCACTACTTTCATGACAGCACCATGTGGTATGGATATGCTGTTATTACAGCCTATTTCCATGAAAGACAAACAATCCATTTCTCCCTCACAAATTATTATTTCATCCTCTTTTTCTACATTATCAATATTATAAAAGTTTTCTGCCTTGCCATAACTAGCAAACCCTTTATCCGGAAAAGATCGTATCTTGGCAAAATGATAAGAACCCTTTGTGTCTTGATATGGAAAAACTAAACAAGAAGCCTCTTTTTTGATTGCACCAATGTAATGATTTATAAATTTTATACCGGCTTTTGTTGCTGTTTCTTTGGATATTCCTCTGCTTGATAAGTATTGTAAACTACCATTGTTTTCTTCAATCTCGTTTAAATTATTAGTAAATGATTGATTAATGTTTACAACTTTTTCACTTTCCACAGATTTTCTCCTCATTTGATTTAAATTTTCATCATTAAATTTTATGCCACCATCTTCTCCACAATGCCAACAATAATACATAATTACATCATTGCTAATCTTTAGCGACAATGTTTTCTGATCTTTCTTTTTTCTTGTATGTGAGCAAAATGGGCAGATTGCCTTGTGTTGACCACCACCTAATTTTAGGGCAACACTTCTAATTGAGTGCCTCATCTCCATATTCATCTCCTTGCTATACCTTTCATCATTATTTTAAAATAAAGAAATCGTCAACAAAAAAATTTTTTCAAATAAAATTTTCAAATTGCACAAGTATGTAATATAATATAACTACGCATAACGAGGCAGTAATGTTTTTTGTTTCCTTTCTTACATTACTGCCACCTCCTTTAATATATATAAATATTCTATACAAGTTTATATAACAGTTAATATATATATATATTATATACTGACAATTTTGTTTTGAATAACTCTTCTCAATCTCTCCCCTAAATATCTAGCAACAACCGGTTTGCTCATTAAAATTTCTTGTATTAGCTTTGACATTTCTTCAGCATTTAATGACCCCAAATCACATACCATGCTAAAATCTTCAGATTTAAGCCACTTACCTACTGAAACTTTCTCTCTAGAGCTTCCCAAATAGCTGTCAGAAATCGCTTGGCACATCACATGTTTCCAAAGGCGAGATTCTGATGTGAGTTCGTGGTGTGGTTCTATCCAAACCCCAATGAACGTGCTTTTGTTTGACTTGTCTGTCATTAACATAGATCTTTCCTTGCATACAATCTAGAACAACACTCTCATCTAGATCCGGTCTTCTAGATGCATAATATATAATTAACTCTACTTTTACGTCAGTTTCAATAAGATTTTCTAATTGTGGACATTGTTGTGCAAATACTTTTTCATAATTTCTAGCTTTATCAGATTTAATAACTCCAAATCTTTTTCCAAAATTTACTATTTTTCTTGAATTTGCCTTGGATGCAGGCTCTCCATGTATAACAAAATTTATACTTTTATTTATTTCTATTGACATTATTTTACCTATACTTATATTTAAAAATGCATGAATAGGAGAATGACATGAAAATTACCAATAAGTTTGGTATGCCACAACCATTTGTCGATTTTGCCATAAACGACAAATACAGTAAAGGCAAAGCTGATATATCTGTAACATCACTAATTGATAGTCCTAGAGTTAGGATTATGAAAGATGTTTATCACGATCAAATAGAAGTCGATGCTGTAGATATGGTTTGGGCATTATTTGGAACTGCTGTACATTCAGTATTAGAACAATCTAATTCATCTAAAAATATTATAAACGAAGAGAGAATATTTGCAGAATTAAACGGATGGATTTTGTCCGGTGCTTTAGATAGGCAAGAAATAACTGACAATGTTGCATCAATAATAGATTACAAGGTTACATCAGTTTGGTCAGTAATTTATGGAAAAATAGAATGGGAAAGACAGCTTAATTGTTATGCTTGGCTCTTTAGACAAAAGAAAGAAAACATTGGTAAGTCAGTTGGCTCTCTAAAAATATGTGCAATTTTAAGAGATTGGAACAGAAGAGATGCTGAGAAAAAAGAAAATTATCCACAAGCACCAATCGTATTCGTAGACATACCACTTTGGGATGCTGAGATTGCTCATCAATATGTATCTGAAAGATTACATTTACATCAAGATGCTCAGATGAGTTATGATTTATTAAAAGATCTTCCTCTTTGTACTGATGAGGAAAGATGGAAAAAAGATGATACATGGGCAGTAAAAAAGAAAGGTCAGAAAAGAGCCATTAGAGTTTTGGAAAGTGAGCATGAGGCTGAAAAGTACATTAATTGGCATGATGAAACTGACACAGCATATATCAAGAAAACAGATTTAGAAATAGAGTTTCGATGTGGAGAACACACTCGATGTGGCAACTATTGTTCAGTTGCTGATTTTTGCAATCAATACAAAGGAGAAAAAGATGGCAGATAAAAAAACAAAAAAGTTAATGGAAACACTTGAAAAAGAAAAAAGAAAAAGGGCAAGAAACAAGAAAGGTCACTTTGTTGCAGACGATCCTAACACACCACAGAACGAGGCTTATGTTAAGTCTAGTGGCAAAGTAAAGGTTGGACTAAATGCCCATATAAACGAGGCAACTAATAAAGGAAAGCCTATTCAAAGGTTCTTTTTAGTTAGATGGTATGAGTATTTAGTAAAAAAATATTTAAAATTTGTAGACAAAACATTTGGCATGTAACATGAGCGATAAAGTAGATTTATGTTACTTGCCAACGAATGGTTTGTGCAAGTTAAATGAGATTTTGGATGACAGTTTCTTTCCATCTAATCAAGAGAATATTATCAAACAAGAGTTGATAACATACGAAAAGGTTGATGGTGCGATAAAGAAATCAACATTTGAAAGAAATTACATTGGAACAAGACATCATGATGGTCACACCACAGAAATCTTTCCAACTAAACTAGCAGAAAAAGAGGTAAAAAATGAAAAGTAATGCAACGGATAAGGTCGCAAGTGAAATACCGGAAAAGGTCGCTAAGACATTAAAAGATATAGGAATGACAACGAAACAAGCCGGATGGGATTGTCATGGAACTTATGTTCTTTTGCATAAGGCATTAGAGAAAGTTGCTGTTTATAATAAAATAACTTTTAAAGAACCTACAATATTAGAATGTAACTCAGAGAAAAAAGTGGTCAGTTTGTTGGTCACCGGAACTATGGGAGACAAATCAGAATGGTCTATAGGAGAGGCATCCCCATCAAATAATAGAAACAGCTATCCCTATGCGATGGCTGAAAAGAGAGCCAAAGACAGAGTGATACTAAAACTTGTGGGTCTTCATGGAGATGTTTATGCAGAAGATGAGGCTGATGCTTTTAAAGAGGCAAGACCTAAAGAAATAAAAGGTGGCACTATGGATAATGGATCTAAAGAAGTTACTGAAGAAAAACGAAAGCCACCTAGACAGCCACTTATAGATGTAAAAGATATCGAAAGCGATAAGGTAGAAACTGTGCCTGCCGATCAAGGCATAAATATAATTAAAGATGTTTTTAAAACTTTTATGCCAAACGATGACATAGATAAACTCAGACGATTTAAAGATGTTAATAAAGAGGCATTGACACATTTAAAAGAATTTGATGAGACAGCCTATCAAGAAGTTAAAGATTTATTTATGGCGAAAGCTGAAGAACTCAAAACTAAAGCAAAAGGAGAAGTAAATGAGTGAACAAAATAGTTATCCACCAAGTGGAACTTTATTTGCAACCAAGGAAAAAAGAACTGAAAAGTCTCCGGATTATACCGGTCAGTTTGAATTGTCACATGAGGTTATAATAGATCTCTATGGTCAAATGAAAGAGGGTGTTGAAAAGCCTATATTTAGTATGGTTGGTTGGAAGAAGTATAGTAACAGAACCGGAGTTTCATTTCTTTCTGTAAGAGGAAATGTTTATGAGCCAAAGGAATTAAAAGACATACCTAGACCTAAGCCAAAGAGCAAAGAAGATTTTGAAATTTAATTAAGGGAGAAAATAATGGAAGACAACAAACCACAATCAAATGTTCCTAACGTCAGTTTCGAGGCTGTGAAAACTTCAATGATGCAAGACAAGAATGGAACAAATATTAAACTAACAATACATCCAAACGATGTTCCGGCTAAATTACACAAAGATTGGGTTGGATCTCGTTACATGGTTGTTATGGTCAAGATAAATGACGATGGCACTCCGGATCAAGGAGAGGATGATGTCATCAAACAAGCATAATGAAGATGAGGTTATGTCTGAAGAGTATTTAACTCTTCAAGGCTTGGCTAAAATGCTTGCGATAACAAAGCCAACTCTTTACAAGATCATAAGAAATGAGGAACTTGGTTTTCCCAAGCCTTTTCCATTGATGAACACACAACAAAGGAAAAAGAACCTTTGGAGCAAGAAAGAAGTTCGAGAATGGCTTGAGCATCAGAGAGATCAAAAAGTTACGTAAAGTTATGGCTAGGATAAAATACGAGTCTCAAGATAACCTCAGACAAGAAAAAAATGTTTTAGGACACATGTCACGATTGTGGGATGTGTCTTATTCTAAATTGCCACTAGATTACAAATTAGATTATGCGATGTATAGAAATGATACTTTGGTAGGTTTTGCTGAAGTAAAATGCAGAAAGCCATCAATAAAAGATTTTCCAACTTATATAATATCTTTAGCCAAGATTATGAAAGCAAGAAGACTAGCATCTGTAACCGGAACTAAATCAGTTTTGATTGTTAGTTGGTCTGATGCAACTGGCTGGATAGATGTGTTCTCAGATTTTATTGTAAAACAAGGTGGCAGAAAAGATAGAGAAGATTGGCAAGACGAAGAGCCGGTGTGCCACTTTGATATTAATGATTTTAAAATAATTTCACACAATGATTTATCCGGCAGCCAAAAATAACAAAGAGGTAGATATGTCACATTTTAAGTTAGCAAAAAAAGAAATTGAGATGTTTGTTTTATCAATGAAAATACATAGAAAAAAAATAGATGAAGAACATCCTCATTCTGATACCTATGAGTATTTGCATCCGGTATCTAAACAAAGAAGATATCTTGATAGCTTGATAGGTAAAATGGAGAATGAATTAAAAGTAAGGTCGATGCGACCACATAAAGTAACAGTATAAGGAGTGATGTATGTTTAAAGCGATGGCACTAATATGTAGTGCTTGGATAGCAAATGGAGAGGCGAAGCAAGCATGCTTTACTCACATGTTTGAATGGGAGTTTGAGACAAAAAAAGAATGTCAAATAAAGCTGTTGTATTATCGAGCCAAGGAAGTACCACCATACCACAACATAGTTTTAGGGGAATGTATAAAGGTTAATAAACTATGAGGAGACCTAATGAGAGTTGGTCAAGTTTTACTTCTAGACTTTGTAAAATTGTAAACGAAAGAGAAAAAGAGAGAAAAGACTTTTTATATAAATTCAATATAGCATTAGAAAAAAGCAGAAAAGCAAAAGTAAAGCTAAATCCTAATGCTAAAACAAAAGCAAAGAAAAGAAAACTTGTCCAAGAATACAAAGTGATGATGGGTTGTTCTAAATGTGGATACAAAGAAAATCCGGATATTTTGCATTTTCACCACATTGACCCAACAACTAAAATAGCTAATATATCAAGAATGGTTGGTAAAAATCACAGCATGGAAAGAATTAAAAATGAAATAGCAAAGTGTAAACTGCTTTGCATAACGTGTCATCATAAGGAGCATGGAATCAAATGAAACTAGCAGATGGATATGAAAAGGCATTTATTGGAACGACCATAAGTGCTTTTGGAAGAAAACAAGTAGCATTATATGACTATGATAAATGTATAATGATACTCATGAATGATAATGATTGGAATGAAGAAGAAGCTATAGAATGGTTTAACTTCAACACAATAGGGTCTTGGGTAGGCGAAGATACTCCCATATTTGTTAACGTACATAAACTAGACGTTATAAATGATTTCTTGGAGGATGACGATGAGTGATAACGTAAACAGACCAAGCCACTATAGAAAAGGCAAAGTAGAATGTATTGATGCAATTAAGTCTGCCTTAGCTGAGGGCTACGAGTATTACTTACAAGGAAATATATTAAAATATGTATGGAGATATAACCACAAGAACCAAATAGAAGATCTTGAAAAAGCACAATGGTATCTCAAAGAATTAATAAAAGTAAAAAAAAGACCACCTAACAATTACCTCCCGGGAGGTGGTTCTTAGACTAAAACTTTACGTAAACTTTTGCTAACTACTATCATG